TTTCAGGCCGTCCTCGGTGGACTGGAGGACGGCGTTCATGCCCGCGAGGAACTGCGGCGTGTCCGCGGCGTCCAGGGCGGAGGCGGCGATCTCGGAGAGGCCGTCGGCGACCCCGGTGAGGCCGGTCTTCAGGTGGGGGAGGACGTTGTTCGCGACCTCCGAGAACGTGCCCGACAGGCCCTCGAAGAACTTGCCCTGGACGGACTTCTGGAGGTCTTCCCACTCGTCCGAGAGGCCCGAGACCGCCTTCGCGAAGTCCCTGGCGGGCCCAGGAAGGCGCTCCAGTGCTTCCTCGTCGCCCGCGATCGCATCGCCCATGCCCTGGAATGCGAGGGTGAGCGTGCCGATGACGGCCGCTCCGGCCGCGGCGAACGCGGGGACGGCCGCGCCGAGGCCCACGATGGCCGTCCCGAGGGTTCCGGCGAGGCTGAGAACCGGTCCGAGTGCTGAGGCGAGCCCGGCCGCACCGGTCGCGAGGGACGCGAACGCGGTGGTCTTCCCCAACCCGCCGAGTAGGCCGCTCAAGCTGCCCATCTTCTTGCCGGTGCCGTCGAGCTTGTCGTGCACCCGCGCGATGGTGCGGTTGAAGCCCTTGTCGTCGGCGGTGATGATCGCGTTGAGCTCGCCCAGATTCAGGGCCATCCCCTACCCCCTATCTGCGGCGGACGTGCGGGACAGCGGGCGTCTTGGGCTTCTTCTCAGGGGGCGCGAGTTTGCGCTGAATCCGCGACTCGCACGTCAGGAGGTTCAGGACGCGGATGCGGAACCAGGACCACGTGCGGTCGTCGAGGATTCCCGAGCCGGTGTCGATCCCGTACTCGGAGTGGAGGTCGGCGTCGATGAGGTCCGCGTGCTTGCGCACAAGGTCCCCGAACGTCAGCTGCGGGTCTTCGTACGACTCGTAGAGGCCCGAGGCTTCGTCGTAGTCGCCGACACCCCAACGGTCTTGGTCCGGGAGCCAGACGCGCGGCTCGTCGCCCGCCGTTCCGCCCGGTTCGCTTTTGGGGCCTCGCCGCCGTTCTCCCAGACTTTCCGGGCGCCCGCCAGGCCCCGCAGCACCCACGCGTACGCAACCTGGCCGACGAGCTGGACCTTCTTCCAACGGACGCCGTCGGCTTCCATGTCGTCGTACGTGGAGCCCAGCAGCTCCTCGTAGAGGTCCTTCTCGGCCTCGTCGGACAGGTGCAGGTCGGCGTCGATGTCCTCGCCGTCCTCGCCCGCGTCGAGGCGGCGCTGGGCCTCCATGGTCTTGTCGGTCAGGCGGGTGACCCACCTGCCGGTGGTGGCGGAGACGTCGGCGATCACGTACTCGCGGGGGCCGCCGGGGAGGTCGAGGAGCACGACCAAGTCGCCCGCCTCGTCCTCCCAGACGTGCTTTTCAGCGTCAGTAGCCATGGGGGACTCCCGTTCTAGACGTAGGTGTAGTTGTCGGCGGCGGTGTCCGCAGACACGCCGTTCGGGGTGGTGACCTTGACCTGGACGGTCGAAGCGGCCACGGCCGGAGCGATGGCGGAGATCTTCGTGGCCGAGATGACCTCGAAGTCCGTCGCAGCGGCGACGCCGAACTCCACGGCGGTCGCGCCGGTGAAGTGCGCGCCCGTGATCGTGACGAGCGTGCCGCCCGCCTCCGGGCCGGTGGCCGGGGACAGTGCGGTGACGATCGGGACCGGGGCCTCGTTGACCGGGTTCGGGATGGTGACTAGCGCGGGGCTAGTGGCGGAGGGTGTGACGGTGATCGAGACGCGCTCGAGGTCGGCCATGCCGCCCCCGTCCGGCGCCCACGTGATCAGCCCGAAGCCCTCGTAGGCCTCGTCCGAACCGAGCTTGTCGAACCAGCGCTGGTGGACCACGCCGTCCTCGGAGTCGATGGCCATCGACGCGAGCCGGAGCTTCTTGTGGACCGGGTTCTCCACGTGGGTCGTGGAATCCTTGCGATGGGAGATGTTCGCCTCGAGGCCCCACACGAGCATGGTGCGGGTCGAGCCGCCCCACCCGTCGGACTCGTAGTCGTTGTCCTCCTGGTCGGTGGGTTCCGTGGAGGACGTGAACTCCTGGAGGCCCAGGACGGTCTGGAAGTCGGGGACCGCGAGCGTTCCCATGTTGATCTGCCAGCGCCACTTGCGTTGCAGCGCAGTCGATTCAGCCATTGCTGATGCTCCTATTCGGTGAGGAGCGCGGACGTGCGCCGCGCCAAGATCTCGTAGTTGTCGGACCGCTCGTGCCGCTGATTCGCGTCGATACCCATGGGGGTCCCGGTCAGGTGGTTGATGCCGGAGACGGTGACCGCGCCGAACTGGACGGCGTCGAGGCCTTCGAGTGCCAAGCGGACGGCGTCCTTGATGGCGATGGCGGACAGCGGGTCGTTGCGGAGCCCGCGGCAGCGGACCTGGAGGCGCATGGAGGTGTCGCCGCCGGTGGTGCCGCCGTTCGGGTCGTAGTCGGTGAGCACGATCGCCCGGTCATGGCTCGAACTCGTGGTGGACCCGGGCGGCATGACCGCGATGTAGATCCCGGTCTGCCCCGACGCGTACACGCCCGTGGGAGTCCAGGTGCCGACGCCCTCAGCGTGGAGGTGCTCGGCGATGCCGATGAGAAGGTCCGAGGTCCAGCTCATCGCAGGCTCCGGCGGATCTGCGCGGCGATGATGCCGTTCATGACCTCGGCCTCGGCGACGTACGGCGTTTCGAGGTACTTGGCCTGGCGGCCGGGGTCGTGCCGCCAGGTCAGCTCCTCGTGCTGCCGGACGGCGTAGACGGTGTCGTAGGAGACCGCGGCCTGCCCCGCCGATTCGTCCACGCTCGCGACGCCGGAGCGCTCCAAGGTGGCCTCCTCGATGGGGACGATCCGCTGGGACTCGGCGAGGAGGTGTTCGGCGGCGAGCCGCAGGCCCCTGTTGCGGCCGGCGCGCTCGCGCTTCTTGACCTCGTCGCCGTTCCAGGTGAACCGGACGCCCATCAGGACCTCCTCACTCGCAAGCGATCTCGAGGTGGGAGGGGACCGGGAGGGTGCCGCCGTCATGGTCGGAGACGACGATGACGAGCGGCTGCCTGCCCGAAGGGAGGGTGATCCGGGAGCGGTTCGGGATCGTGGGCCCGCGGTTGGCGTAGACGGTGGTCTCCGAGATGACCTCGGAGCCGTCGGCGTCGCGGACGAGGCGGCGCTTGTCCTCCACGAAGCACGCCATGGTGAACGGTGTCCCCCAGATGTCCCCGTACGCCCCCGAGCCCGACCAGGGTTCGACGGTGACGGTGTGGACGAGCAGCAGCTCAGGGAGGTCCACTACGGCACCCACGGCTCGGTCGGTATGAGCCCGGCCCGTTGCAGGATCGAGTACGCCTCGGACGAGTACTTGCCCGGCGAAGCAGTGCCGCCGCCAGTGGACTGGCCGCGGGAGAGCCTGGCTGAGCCGATGCCCACCGACGCCCACTGCCGTGGTGCGCCCGTCGAGCTCGCGTCGCCGATGGCCCGCTGGTAGTCCGCCTGCGCGCAGGTGGCCTCCATGAGCGCCTCGATGACGTCCGCTTCGGTCGGTGCCCCGTCGTCGTCGGTGTCGTAGTAGGCGGTGATGAGCAGCTCGTCGACGCGGCCCGACGCCGCCCGCAGAGCCCGAGCGGACCCTGCGGGGGCGGCGGTGCCGAGCCATGTGGCGTACTCGGCTTCGGTGGCGTAGACGGGCTGCGCCATCGCCTACTCCTCGTCGCTCTCGTCGGCCGCGGGGGCGTCGGGGAGCTCCTGGAGTTCGTCCTTCGTCGCGGCTTCCGCGTCATCGGGAGTGAACCCGTGGACGCGGACCGCCCAGCCGACCCACAGCGCCTTGGCCGCGTTCTTCGCGGGCCGGGCGACACTGTCGGAGGCTTCGGGCTCCTCGTCGACCATGCGCAGGTGGCCGGAGGTGACGCGCTTGGCGATGTCCTCGGGGAGCGGCAGGTCGAACGTCCAGACGACGCCGCCCTCCCCGCGGATCTTCACGGCGCCCATCAGGTGTTCCTCGGGACTCGCAGGGCCGTGATCGTGCCGTCGACGGTCTCGGCCTCGATGAGCATCGACCCGTCGGACTGGACGAACCGGCCCGACTCGAAGGGGCCGATGAACTGGACACCGGTGGTCGCGGCGACGGTGACGACAAGGTCGCCCTGACCTGCGGCGAGCGCGGGCGGGTTGTCGCCGGCCTTGATGGTGATGTCCTGCTCGGCACCGGTGTTGACGACCCGGAGCACGGTGAGCTCGGGGACGGCGTTGACGATGCGCAGGTTGTTGGTCGGGGCGACGACGAGCGTGGTCCCGGCCGGCTGCGCGAGGTTCCCGTTCGGGACCAGGTTGCTGTAGGCGACGTCAGTGGTTGCCATCGGTCAGTCCTCCTAGGTCTGCGACGCGGTGACGACCGCGATGTGGTCGGGACGGACGAGCTTGGCGCCGTACACGGACAGGCCCTTGACGGCGTCCGAGAACGACGACTCGGGCCGGTAGGCCTCGGTCTGGTTGATCTGCGCCGCGAACGAGATGGCCTCAGCGACACCGGCCTGCACGACGTAGTCGTCACCGGTCGGGTTCGGGGCCTGGTTGGTCTGGAGCAGGTCGAAGCCCAGGACGCGGCCGACGGAGCCGTTGCGCAGCGCCTCGGTGGAGCCCGATGCGGAGGCGTCGAGGAACTTGGTCTCCTCGAGCAGCAGCGAGTAGTACCAGGGCGGGGCGGCGAGGTAGCGGCCCTCTTCGGTGATGTCCGCTTCGTCGAGCGCGAGCTTGAGCTTGCGGATCTGCGTGTACGCGAGGGCACCCGTGGTCACCGAGACGGTGCCGAGGTTGTTCGCGGCGACCACGCCCGTGTACAGGTTCGCGACGAACGTGTCGGCGACCTTCGCGAGCTGGTAGGCGGCGCGGCGCATGGCCGTGGACATGACGTCGCCCTTGGCCTGTCGCTTGTCGACGTCGTCGACCTTGAACGCGAAGTACTTGAGCTGGTCGATGACCAGCGTGCGCTGCGCGTCGGTCAGCTCCTCAGGCGTGATCGAGGTCGAGTTCGGGACGTAGTCGGCGACGGTCGGGTCGCCGATGGAGGTGATGCGGACGGTGTCGCCGGCGTTCTCGATCTCGCCCTCGTAGTCGCGGTTCACGACACCCGGCTGGGCGTACACGAGTCGCGTTTCGAGAGCGTCGAGAAGGACCGCCGACCAGATTTCCGGGATAAACCGGTTGATGGACATTGGTGTTCCTCTACATCAGGTGTGACAGTCGGCCTTCGCGCTGCGCTTTCGCAATGTCTGCGGGCGTCATGGAGGCGAGCTGTTCGCGGGTGATTCGTCCGGCCCCGTTGCCGCCGTCGAAGTCGGCGCCGTTGCGCTTGGCCGAGGGCATCGACTTCGCGAAGTCGGCCACGGCGGCCTTGATCGCGTTGTCGTCCACTTCCCCGTCCTCGCCGACGAACATGTCGGCCTTGAGGTACTTGGAGATGGAGGAGAGGTCGACGCCCTTGGCGGATGCGGCGGCCTTGAGTTCAGCGGCGGCGAGCTTCGACCCGTAGGTCTTGGCGGCCTCGCTGAGCCCGGCGGCCTTCGCCTCGGCGACGGCTTTCTCCTGCTCGGTCATGGCGGACTGCTTGAGCTTGTCGCGCTCTTCGGCGGCTTTCGAGTTCTCCTTCGCGAGCTTCTCCCACTTGCGGGCCATCGCCTTCCAGTCGGTCTCCTCGGCCTTGGGGGCGTCGGGTTCCGGCTGCGGCTCGGGCTGCTGTGCGGGTTCGGCGGGCGTCGGGTTCTCAGTGACGTTGTCGGACATGTGGTGCGCTCCCGTGCGGGATCGTGCCGTCGTCGTGCGACTCGGGCGGGTGAATGGTGGTGCAGCCTCCATGCGGAGGACGATTTAGCGGGCGGTGCCGATCTGCTCGCGCTGCGGCTGGCGCTTCGCGGACGTCGTCTTGACGTGCTGGCGGATCTGGCCCTGGAGGGCGCGGACGCGTTGCGCGGCGGCCTGCCTCGCGGCGGGGTCGACGAGGGCGGCTTCGCGGAGCTTCGCTTTGCGCAGGCGCCGCTCGAGCTCCCGGAGGCGCTGGCGGTCCCCGTCCCCTTGCGGGTCCTGGGTGTGCGTGGGGGCCTTTGTAACGCCGGGGATGTAGGCGGCGAGGGAGTGCCTACAGTTCGGGTGCAGGAGCCCCGCTGTGGTGGCCTGCGCGAGCGTCCCGACGACGTTGACGGTGATCGTGCGGTCCTCGATGCCGTGCTCGACCTCGCGCGGGCCCGCGGGGCCGGTGACGGCGAGGACTTCGCCTTCCCATGGGCGGCAGCGTTCGCATTCCTGGGGGGCGTTGGAGACGATGACGAGGCCGATGCCGTTCTGCCGGAACCGGTCGAGCGCCCCTTCGAGGGCAGCGTGCGCGACCGTGGTGCGGGTGGCCATCTCCACATACGAGGCGAGGTCCCAGTTGCGGCCGCGCTTGTCGGTGAACCCCGAGACGCCCCGTGCGAGCAGGTGCTCCCACGCGACCTGCGCAGCCCGTAGGCGGGTCTTGGTTCCCAGGAGGACGTCAGCGGCAGGCTGGGCCATGACGTCCCGGTAGGCGTCCTGCTGCCAGCGCAGGACGTTCAGGTGCGTGCTGCTCATCCGCTGGGTGAGCTCCTGCGCGAGGGCGGTGAGCGCGTCGATGCCGGGCAGGTCTGCTCGGAGCTGCGCCACCGCTTCGGCCAGGCGTGCATCCCTGCGCTGCGAGTAGCCGGTCAGCCAGGCGATCGCGCGGACGATGCGGGAGCGACGGGCGAGCCAGTCGGCCCACCGGTCGCCTTCGATGCGGGCCATCTCGTCAACGGCCGCGCTGGCGCCCTTCGCGTATGCCTCCATGAGGGCACGCTCGGCAAGGAGGCGCGACGGGCCTTGGAGGGCGGCGAGGACGCTTTCGGCTTGGCGGCGGAGCGTCGCGATCGCGGTCAGGCGGTCGTTCGTGATGTCGGTGCGGACCTGGCGCGCGAGATTCGCGGCGAGACGGGTCTCGGCGTCCCTGTACAGGTCGGCGAGATTTTGGGCCAGGCCTTCGGCGAGGGAGCGGTCGACGGGCATTACGCCTCGCCTTCAGGCCCTTCGGGCTCTTCCTCAGGGGGTACCTTCTGGTCGGTGCCCTCTGCGCCGAAGGAGCCGCCGGTGAAGGAGCCAGGGTCTTCGGCCGCGCCGACCTGGTTCTCCTCCTTGATGAGCTTGACCTCTTCGTCGACAGCTTCCTGCTCCCAGTCCGGGTGCAGCTCTTTGACCTTCGTCTCGATCGACGCGGCCTTCGCCGACTCCCAGTTGAGGACCTTCTCCGACTCCATCTTCGGGTCGGGGGCGACAGCGTCAGGCCATTCGAGGACGACCTTCACGCCCGCGTGCCCGGCCATCTCGAGGAGGGTCGTGAGCGTCGCGGACAGCTCGGGGTCCCAGTAGCAGATCTTGCGGGCCCGCGTGGTGAGCGAGCGGCGAGCCTTCGCAGCCACTTCGGTAGCAGTGATCGCGACGTCGCCTTCCAAGCCGAACGTCTGCGGGGAATATCCGGCCGAGACGATCGCGTCGGTCTTGAGCCGGTTGATGACCGCTTCGTGCTCCTCGTAGCGGATGTCGAACTGGACCATCTCCAGTTGCATGCCCTTGTCCTCGTCGGCCATGGCGTTGACCGGCTCGTACAGTTCCCGGTCGAGGTCGAACGAGGCGCCTTCGCCGCGGCCGTGGTCGTTCATGTAGGAGCGGGGGACGACGAGTCGGGCCTTGCCGAGGTCCACATCGCGCATGAGCGAGGAGTAGGCGAGGTCGAGCGCGTCCATGAGCAGCTCGACACCGGAGAAGTCGGAGACGCCGAGGTAGGCGGCTTGGGGGATGTCGCGCCAGATCCTGTTGGGCCGCATGTTGGGCACGTACCGGACGGCGAGGCGCTGGGACTTGCCCTTGACGATGTTGTTCTCGTCGACTTCGGAGGCGATGCCCGTGAGCCCGGGAAGTTCAGTGAGGGGGACGGAGATGCCGATGGTCTCGTCGGAGCCTTTGAACAGGCCGTGCTCGGTCTCGCCCTTCGAGTGGTGCTCCAGGTGGCGGAACACGTTGGAGCCTTTGCGAGCCACGACCCGCCACAGAGTGACCGCGTCGAGCTCTCCGGCCCTCCAGTAGGGGACGGCGCAGTCGGGGCCGACGACGTCGAACCACTGCTTGCGTTCGGTCTCGTCGTCCCACCGTGCCCGCAGGTACACACCAGAGAGCGCTGCGCAGGTCTCCCCGCCTTCGAGGAGCGTCGCCTGTGAGGCGTCCATGATCGCGTCCAGGACCACCTGGGCCGCCTCGACCGGCTCGCCCTTCTCGTCAACGGCCTTCGCAACGACTGGTTCAGCGAACAGCAGGTCGGCGGAAGCCGAAGCGATGTCCCCGGCGATCGGGTCGTGCAGTCTCCGGCGGGGCCGGCCATTCGTGCGCTGGCCCCAGAAGTAGCGGACGACGTTGGACACGAACCGCTTCACGCGGGCCTTGAAGCCACCAGTCTCGGAGGCGAAGAACCCGGAGGTGTCCGTCTCGGACCCGGTGTAGACCGCGGCGAGCTTGTCGGGGTCGCCTGAGTGCCAGGCCGCCCACGTCTCGATGCGGTGGAGGATCGGATCCATCCACACGGGAGGCCACTGGGCCTTGGGGTCTTCGGTTCCGGGGATCAACGGGACCTCCTATGCGGCGAGTTGGAGGTCGGCGCGGAGCAGGTAGCGCCACGTGGATCGGGTGGTGTGGATGGCGTAGCGGAGCGCGTCGATGCTGTGGTCGTCGGCCTTGATGGGCTTGTCCTCGCCCTTTTCGGCGGCTTTCTCGTCCCACGAGTAGCCGGGGATTTCGTTGAGGAGCCCCGTGCAGGAGTCGTGGATCTTCAGCGCGTCGAGGGCGAGTAGCGAGGAGACGGTGCGCAGGCCGTCGACGACGGCGTTGTTGCCCTTCATGACCGGGAACTTCCGGCGTTCCATGACGGTCCGGAACGGCTTCGCGGCCGGGTCGATGATGACCAGCTCGGGGTTGATGCCCTTGACCTGCGTGTGCGGGATCGTGACGCCTTGGAGCCAAGTCGTGATGTCGTCGGCGTAGTCCGTGTCCGCTTTCGACACGAGCTCGTCCTTCGCTGAGAACCGGTACTCGTTGACCGCGTACAGGAGCCCGTCAACACCGAGGCCGAGCAGGACGGCAGCAAACGGGTTCGTCGAGCCGTGGTCGACGCCGGCGGCGATCCAGCGCTTGATCGGGGGAAGATCGGAGACGACGTGGCGCCGCTCGTCGAACATGTCGAAGATCGCGCCTTCAGCGAGGCACCATTCGCCCAAGATGAAACGGCGGTACCAGAGTCCCTGGTATTCCTTCTTCAGGTCGGCGATGTACGCCTCGGGCAGGCCTGGGTTGTCGTCGATCGTGAAGTGCCAGTAGCGGAGGTTCAGTTCGCCGGCGCGGAGCAGGAACCGTTTCCGAAGCCAGTGCGCGGGCCCATCCGGGTTCGTGGTGGCGAGGAGTCTCGCACCGGGGACGGAGAGGCGGGCGAGGAGCTGGATCCAGAACGACTCGGGAACAAGTGTCGCTTCGTCGACGTACGCGATTTGGATGGTGGCGCCGCGGATGCGTCCCTCAGCGCGGGCGTCGGAGGCGCCGATCAAGTGGATGACGCGGCCGAGGATGACCGCGGTCGTCGCGCCCCTGGTGTGGTGAATATGCCCGGCGACGAACCCGAAGAGGGCCCAGTCCTGGAGCGGGTCCAGGATGTTCCGCTCGATCGTCTGGAGCGTGCGGCCGACGATGACGATCAAGCCCTGGTCACCCGCGGTCGCCACAGCGACGAGGAACGCGATCAAGGAGGCGATGGTCTTACCGGAGCGGACCGCGCCCGTCCAGATCGAGATGCGCGCCTGCGAAGACTCCCCGATCGAACGGATCTGCTTAGGGGAGAGGAGCGCTGTCGCCGCGGTCAGATTCATCGGGGAGGTTCGCTGCCGCGATCTGGAAGGCGTCGCCGAGCTGCGCCATGAGCGAGCGCGCGTTCTCGGCGCCGGTGTCGTGGTCGTGCTTCAGGAGCGCGAGGTGCTTGTCGGTGGCGATGCCGATCGCCGCATACGCGTTCCGCACTTCACCCAGGGGCGGGAGCGACACGGTGATCGTGTCGAGCTTCTGCCCCACCGGAGCGGTGTGGACGTACTCGGTCCAGGCCCGTTCACGCAGCGCTTCAGCGTCGTCCAGGAGGCCTTCAGCGAGGAGCGAGCGGCGCTCTTTCAGGTCGGCGAGTCGCGCGCGCGTTGCGCTTTCAGTGCCTTCGCGCGAAAACGCGTCGACGAGGCCGGCGTCCTTCGCGATGTTGCGGACGGTCGTGTCGGAGACGCCGTGGCGGCCGGCGATCCTGCGCGTTGACAGGTTCTCGTTGGATTGGATGTCGGCGAGGATCGCGTCGCGCTTGTCGTCGGGGATGCGGGAGGGCACAGTGCACCTCCCGCAAGGAACTGGGGTTGAGGGGAGGCGGGGCGCGGACGGGCCCGTGAGGTCCCGCCCGCGTCCGTGCAGTCCCCCGATACACGAATAGGGCCGGAAAGCATGAAGCTCTCGACCCTACGATTGACACCTTCTCACACCACTCTTGTCGGTGTCAAGATGCCCCGGGGCTAAGTTTCGTGGGTCACGTTGGCCATCGCCTCTTCGAGGTCGGAGCGGAGTCGCTTGTTCTCGTTGCGGACCTTCTCGAACTCTCCGTCCAGCATGGGGGCGAGAGCGGCGGCGAGGCGGTCGACGCCAGCCGTCCAGTGCTCGTCTCCCGGGCCGGAGAAGTGCTCGGTCGCGTGTCCGCCCGCGAACGCCCTCCAGAGCTCGAAGCGCTGCTCGTCGGTAAGGCGCTCGATCATGTCGTGCTCCAGTTCGGATCGAAGTCGGGGTGATCGGAGAATGGGGCGGCGAGGTCTCGGAGCTCGGGGCAGTTCTCGATGTACTCCACATTCCAGACGATGTCGGCAGAGCCGGACTCCCAGTCGCCGCACCCAACGCAGCCGAGCTCGCCACCGTACTTGGCGCGGTAGTCGTCAGCTTCCGGGGTGCAGTGTCGCGCGAGGACGCGGCGCTTGGCGGCGACCTCGCGGAGGACACGGGCAGGGTCGTGACGGGCGATGTGGTCCGCCTGCGCCTCAGTCGGTGCGCCCTCGTCGTACACGATGACGTAATCGTTGTAGTCGTCGGCGGAGTCGTCCCCGACGCGGCCGTGCCCTTCGTGCACCCAGCGGCCGGAACCGGCGGCCGTCGCAACGTCGAAGTCCTCGTCGAGGCGGGCGGCGATGAAGTCGCGGAGGGAGGTCACGAGGGGGTTCCTTCCTGGTTGACACCGAGGGCGCGAGCGGTGGCGCAGGGCCACGCGCCGTCCATTGGCTCGTCGCAGCTCATGCCACTGGAGGAGTGGCACAGGCTCGCGCAGTGCTCGCAGTAGTTGCCGAACTCCTTGACAACGGTGCCGTCCACTTTGGTCCAGGCGAACATCACGGGCTTGTGAAGCCCCAAGGCTTCATCGATCCGCTTGGCCTGAGCGGTGTTCTCGGCCCGGAGCTTCTCCAGGTCCTGTCGGTTCCGGGCCCACACCTCGGCGGAGCGATCAATGTGGCGCTGGAATCCGGCCATGGCATTGATTGCGGCTTCCACCGCGCCGTAGGAGCCTTTCGGTTCATCGGTGTGCTCGGTCAGCCACTCGGCGAGCCAGTCGATCTGGCGCTTGAGGCCGTCGCGGTCGCTGACGATGGCGGCGATCTCGGCGTCCTGGCTCGCGATGAACTGGTGGACGTCGCGCGCGAGCACGACGTCTCCGGGATTCTTCCCGGCGGCGTCCCGGATTCGGTCGTTGATCGCGTCCGATCCATCGCGGTTCAACTGGGGGTCGGTCATGGCTCAATCCTACTCTCTGCCTTGTGTTTCCGCTGTTCAGGCGGCCTGTGATTCGAGGTGGGTGGCTTGCTTCGCGGCCTTGTCGAACAGCCGCTTGACGGCCTTCTCGTGCATGGTCCAGGCAACGGCGAGTGAGTATGTGGGCTTCCCGGTGTGGGGGTCAGTGCCGCGCTTCTTCAAGTGCTTGCGCTGCACCCAGTTGTAGACGTGCTTGACCTCGCACACGACGGGTCGGCCGTCGGGTCCGATGAAGTTCGCGGCGGTGAGGACCCGGGCGAGACGCGCGGCGGTCATGCTGATGTGGCTCGCCCGCGCCACGAGCTGGTCCTTCCTGCGGGCAACGTCGTAGGTCTCGCAGCAGCCCTTGCACCGGACCCAGGCGGCCTCCTGGTGGGCGCGGAGTTCTTCGCCGCATTCGTCGCACTTGCCGAGCGAGATCATGGGGGGCGGGGAGTCGACGGCGCGGGCGAGGTCCACGGAGGCTCTGGACAGCTCGTCGAACGCTTGCGGCCCCCATTCGCGGTGGGCGATGGTCCTGAGGCGCTTGCGGAGCCAGGCGGCCATTTCGCGGTCGGTGATGCGGCGGGCCATGGGAATCAAGGCCCGGCACGAGGAATGCGTGCACCATGAACCGTCCCCTCCGGAGCAGATGGGCCCCTCGGTTCCGCGGGGTTCGGGGAACGCCTCTTCGATGGACGTGCCGAGCTGCTCGGCGACGAGTCGTGTCCACGTCGTGAGCGTGTTGCGGAGTCTCGTGGCGGTGTCGGAGGCGGTGAGGTTGAGCGGGAGGGGTGTCTCGGCCGAGGCGCGGCCGCCGGTCCCGGCTGAGACGCGGTCTTGGCGGGTGATGGTCGCCTCGAGCTCGGCGGCGTTCGCTTCGATGAAGGCCATGTTGTCGTCGGTCTGCGCGGTGCATGCGGCGCAGGCGTACATGCCCTCGGCGACGGGGCGGGTGCAGCGGCGGCAGGTGGCGGTGGTCTCGGTGCTCATCAGGTCCCCCGTGGAGTGTTGTTGTGGACGATCGATGGTTTCGGGTCGGGGCTCGCATGTGCGAGCGTCTACGGCGGAGGCGCGGGGAGGCCGCGCCGCCGGAATCAGATGAGGTTGATGACGCCTTCGATCTCGAGCACCAGCAGGACCGCGCCAACACCGAAGAGGCTGAACACGATGGCCGCGGGCCACCAGAGCACGAGCCAGACGGCAGCGAGGTACAGGACGTAGATGGAGGCGATGAACCAGCTGGTTCCGCTCATGTCGTGCCTTTCGGTGTGGCGGCGCGGGTGCCGTACCCGCGCCGAGAAGGTGGCTAGCCCCACCAGGAGGCGAGGAGCCATTTCGGTTGCTGGCCTTCGAATGCCTTGAGGCCGAGGACGTCGACCGCCCACGCAAGTCGTTCGTCGGCGTTGTCGGGGAGGTCGAGGTTCGGGATCTCGACGGGGTAGCCGCGCCGGTTCTCGAAGTGCTTGGCGGCGAGAATCCACATGGTGCAGGAGTCCGAGCAGTGCATGACGAGCTCGACTCCGATCTCCTTGAGGGCCTGGTTCTTCCGGTTATCCCAGGCCTTCCAAGCGTCGCGCTGGGTGTAGATGTCGGGCTCGGGCTCGGTGAAGCCGTGCGCGGCAAGGAGGACCGTGTTGTGGGCCTCGTACTCGTCGGATTCGATCCAGTCGGGTTGGGGCTCCTCGTCGTCCCAGTCGAAGCCGTAGCTCTCGCCGAGGTCGAAGCCGTAGGCAAGGATGCCGTCAGTGCTGGTGCTCATGTCGTGGCCTTTCGGTTCGGGAGCCGGTCCCCGCCACCGGGGACGGGGTCAGGGTCGAGAGCCCAGAACCGGGTGACCTCCCGGCAGTGCCCGCAGCCGGTCACGCCGCACTCCCGCAGTGGGACATCGGGGACGACGACGGGCACCGGTGTGGTCGTGGTCGAGCAGGTGCAGCCGGGTTCGCACTCGGGTTGCGGTTCAGGACGCCACGTCACGAGCGGACCTCCAGGACGATGAGAAGCACGACGACCCAGGTCGCGACGATGCAGGACGCGACGGTCCTCAAGGTGAAGAACGCGAAGAGGTTCCAGGCCATGCAGATGACTGCGGAGATCTTCAGCAGCAGGACCCACGTCACGAGACACCCCCGACCAGGCCGAGGAGGCGGGCGGCGGTCAGGACCTCAGCCGGGGACGGGTCGACCAGGTCTACGCGGCTGCGAGGGTCGCGGCCGGGGGCGTGCATCTCGACCGACATTCGGCACGCACCGTCACGGCCGTACGCCACGCGGGCCCAACCGCGACTGCCGTCCGGGTACCGGTCTCCCAGTGGGTAGTGGGCCCACACCTTGGTCTCCACGGGCCGGAGTCCCACGGGCTCAGTCCGGCACCGCCACCCGGCGTTGCGGGCCATTTCGCGGAGGTCAGACCAATCCGGTGGGGGTCCGTCTACCGCGGCGAGGAAGTCCTGGGCGTCACCGATGGCGTCTTCCCAACCCCAGTAGCCGCGGTGCGCGTCGTTGAGCCACCGCGCCGCGGCCTCCTCCCGTGCGGTGGTTCCCTCAGGGACGGGCAGTGGCGGGATGGAGCCTGCGAAGTCGGCGAGGTTCTGTGTCCGCTCAGCCATTGGTCTGCCCACCCTCGTTCTGGTAGTGAACGGTGGCCGGGATCGCGAGGACTTCGTGCCCGCAGCCCTCCTGGTAGAGCGCCACAGCCCCAGCGCCGAGGAGGCGGCCAGTGAGACCGACGCCGAGCCCGTGTCGAGCCAGCCCGGGTGCTTCGCGGAGCGCGCGACGGCGCAGTGGCTTCGGAGTGCTAGCCATTGGCCTGCCCCTCCCCGGACTGGTCGAGGGCGCGGGCGATGGCGCGGACATCCCTGCCCGAGTCGGCGTAGCC